TTGTAAAATCAACGGAACGAACCGTGTCGGATCAAAAGCTGATAAATTTGGGAAGTTGTACGCATCTGGATCATCAACTTCAAATAACACACCTGGAGAAATCATCAACCTATTTTTCCGTATCCCAGACATACCACGTTTGACAAAACCCCACGGAGTCATTACAATATCCGCAGAGTTAATGCACCGATTCCACATCGCATCAGTGCCATTCTGGATGCCGGCGATGATAGAATATAATGGTTTACCCCAGGTGATTTTAGACTTTTGGAATATTCTCAGTCGTCTGATAGGTTTAATATTAGCATCAAATACATCTATTTGTTCCCTGACCCGGAGTACCTTGAAAGTCTCCTTGGAAACCATAACAATAATTGGTACTTCTTCACCATCTTCTAACAAGTCAAAGTTGATATATGCTTCAAGACATTCTAATGGTTTCTGCATAACTGGTAAGTCGGAGAACCAATCTGATACCTTGTCCTCTTTTTGTTGTACAGTTTTCATTTTGGTCTCAGATACCATAGCTTGTAATTCTGTATCCTCAGGTAAGTACCAACCTTCTTCACCCAAGGTCTCACGTCTACGGAGTTCATTGATAGTATAATCACCAACATACCGAATTAACGGGCTATCTTCCCAATCATCATCATCAACATCATCAGGGATCCAGACGTAATCAATAGGGATTAGTTCAACTGCCGGTCCTTCGTAGGAGATGTGAGATTTAGCTTCTTGGCGAAATCTAGTATCACCCAGGTCGTCTATCATCTTTTCAACTTGGCCAGTTTGTGAATCGAAATATGTAACCTTAACTCTACGAGAGGTACGTTTCCAGGACAACAGCGGATAAACAGTACCATCTAACAACAAGTCGTGAACTGCACGTGGTATTAATTCGTTAACATCTATTTTTTGTTTTAATACATAATTATCATATTGTGTTACCAACTCCGCTTCTTCTTTAGTAGATATACCAGGATGATGCCTTGCTTTAAGGTATGGTTCTCTGCCAATAACTGCTGCGACAAGTCGTGGTTCAACCTCATCAACCGCAATAGTTGTCAACGGTGCAACCATATTCGACGCCTGAGGCCAGGGCCAATTAGTAGGTTCCGCCTTCTGATCGTATGCTCTACGACTGGCTTTTACTTCTTTTAATACATCTTTCCTAGTCTGTGACGAGTCAAAACGGTTAAATAAGTCTTGGATATATTTGCCAAGTTTTTCTAATCTAGCCTGTAAGTACTGCTTCGCTTCGATGGCAGCAATACGATCTGCTTCTTCATCTTCGAAGGTGGTCATTTCATCCCCACCATACATTCTCATCTCAGGGGATATATCATCTAATGGCTGCTGTCTGTTTGGCATTTGTTGTTCCTAAGTGGTACTGTAGTGGTACTGTAGTGGTACTGTTTAAATTTTAATCTCTACCAGTTTCTTTACTACAATCAATACAAGTATATATTAATTTAGGACTACCAATAAATTCAACCGCCCTAGACGTTCTTTTATGTTTAATAGATACAATTGTATCTTGTTTAAATCTTGTTCCGCCACAAGTACACATAACTGGCAATTCCTGGTGAATACAAGTTTTAAAATTTTCTAACCTATTTAATAACTGATTATACTCCGACAAATAATTACTAGCATAATCCTCCACTAATTCTTGCGATGCTTGCAAAGCATCGAATGATTTATCTAGATTAATGATTAAAAGTGTAAGCATTTTATGTAATTGTTTAATGTCCATAAATCTCCTTTATAAACCTGCAAATCTTGACTCTGCCTTGGTATCTGCCCAACCAGTGGTAACAACTCCTTGTAGCGGTCTTGGATCATCCGACATATCAATGGGACCGTCATATGGCAGCCAGACATTGAAATCTTCATCTTCAATTCGAGATGCAGCATCCAACATATCATCATGTGAGGAAAATGGGAAGAATAAATACTCCTCATTAATAAACACTTTTACCAGATCAATAACAATACCACTCTTATCTGTGTAATATAATTCTTCTGGTAACCAAATCTTACCACTTTCAAATTCTGGAATCAATCTAGCAATTCTATCTGCTTTGGATAATTTATTACCACCTAATGGAATCGGTCTAGTAAAATAAAATGATTCATCTTCCATTTTCTTTTCAATATGATGAATATCTGAGGTCATACCATATTCTTCATAACCAATTTTCTGTATCATAGGCCATTTTAAGATAAATTTTTTAAGGTGAGTCCACCGTTCTGTAGGATTTAACCTATCTCTAACCATATCAACAAGGAACTTGTTACCACGGCTGTCTAATCCCCAAAGCCAATATACAGTATAATCTGAGCCGGTTTTTTTAGTTTTTTTCTCGTTTGCTGGGTCACAAAGTAAGAACAATGTCAAATTAGTTGGTAACTTTTTATATCGTTGAATCCATTCGTATTTAAATCGTTGGTCCTCTTTTGTAATTGGAGTCAACATTTGCTGGCAAGCAAATACATACGGCCCTTGCTTACGACGTTTACCAGCTAGCATTTCAGGAGATAATAAGACTGGCAATCCATCTTCTCCAACTGCTGGATGGATTCTGATAATCCAATCACCTGGTTTTCTATCTCTAGTATATTCTTTTTTAATTGGATCCCAACCAGACTCACGTTTTAACTTTTCATATTGGTCATTAAAGTGATATGTAGTTCCAACAATTCCACGTTCACCCCGTTTTCCAGAAATCATATCATCAGCGCCGAGATTATCAGAGATTTTAAATGCCCCATCCACTTTTGCAATCTGTTCAGGAGTAGTTACAGAAGCCATAGTCACAATATCATCATAATTCAACCTATCAAAATGTTTCGATGTTGGCATGGAATCAAATCCCCATGCTTCAACGGTCATCTCTTGATAAATAGTATTACGTTTCACAAGGATGCCATCATCCTCTGACCATTTAGGAGATTGTGTCTGCGGTTTTTCGTAGAGAATATCTGGAAATAGTTTCTTTAAAAAATCGTTATCTTCAAAAGTTAGTTTAATTCTACGGAGAAAATCTTGTGCAATCTTGCGGGTATGAGAAAAAATACCAATACGGATATTAGGATCACGGAGAATTTTCATAATGTTCAACCCATAAGTTATAATAGTGCTATTATGGGTTGGAATTAATGAGTATCCAACTAAGTATATACCATCTAAAGCATCTACCTGGATACAATTTACTGGTACAGATTCAACTTGCTCTATTGATCTAATATAGCGACCATTATTATGTACAGTGCCATCTTTACAATGAGCAAGTTTTCTTTTTAATCTGAATGGTGACAAATTATTATAAGCCTGAAATCCAACTCTATAAACTGGTTTAAACTCACCAGTATTTTGAGACAGCGGCATATTAATATGTGGTTTCATACCAAGAGATGCAGCTAAATAATATACACCAAAAGCTAAACTATAATTAGTATTTGTAAAATCGGCGGTACCTTTTTCATTACATGTTCCATCAGTATCCATTAAACCTTGTAATAATGCTAAACGATCTACTGGAGACGCTTCTAAATATTTATATGGAATATATTTATTATCTAATACTCCAACGTTTCTTAAAATAACTCGTAAATCATAAATACCATAACCATATTCATCGCTACCTTTATGTACATCAAAACCAGCTGCGACAAAAGAATCAATTATCTCACTATCAGCAGTAGTTATTCTACCACCTTTAGTTTCACCATCTCCAAGCCAAACACCTAATAAATATGGGTCTAAAGGTAATCCATGAAGATTATAAGGAAAATTTATTATAGGAGTTCCAGGCAATTTATATTTCCAATTACCATCAGAAGTCTTAGGTAATTCATCGGTTCTAACTATTTCCTGGATATATTCATTATCTCTTTGTTCAGTACCAGGTATTCTACGACGAATTTTTCTAAGCATTGGCCATTCATGTTCTGAGGATGCAATTATTTCACAGTCGTCAAAAGTTATTTTCTTACAATCCGCACCATACATAGGTCCAGTATTAGCAACAACAGTTACCATCTGACCTTGAGAACCAAATATCTGATCTCCTGGTTGTAAATTACCATGATCTTTCCAACCATGTATAGTCAGAACTTTTGTTTCAATGGATAGAGCCTTCCAATGTTCTCTAGCCCATAAATCTAAAGTCATATCATGGCAAGCTTGAACTTCATTTATGCGGTCAACTAAAAATGGATGATTAACCGGAACTCTAAGGACAAAATATAACAGGAAAAATAGAGATTCTTGACACCAGAAGCGGGCAAATTGCAGAAATTTTAGTCTGTCAGTCGTAGCCAGTTTTGACAATTCAGCGGTGATTTTGACAAAGTCATATCGGTAGTCAACACCAGGAAGCGGAATAAATGTAAGAAGCTGACCTGACATTATACTACTCCAAGTTCTGCTAGTAGTGACCTGCGCACTGCTGGTGTCATTGTTTTATCTAATTTAATTTTATCAACTTTTCGTTGGATTGTTTTATTCAATGGTTTATTTTTAGCTCCCAATGGTTTCTTTTTAACTACCTTTTT